CTCCGATTTGGTATGCTAGAGTTACCCCACAGTATTTTAAGAGGCAGGTCGGAGATGACCCTTCTCTTACAGGCATTCCATGTTTGCAGCCTACTCCATGTGCTTATGCGGCGTTACCTTTTGGGTATTGGCGCGGATCTATGAAGTATAGAATCCAAATTGTGGCGTCCAATTTGCACAGGGGCAGGTTGCGTATTGTGTATGATCCAGTCGCAGATGTTCTTGCTAGGGAGGATGTGAATGATTACCCTGAATCTTTGATGAATCAGCAATATAGTCGTACTATCGACATTGCTGGTGATTCTGGCAGGGATTTTTGTTTTGAGGTTGGTTATATGCAGGAAAAGCCTTATTTATCATTGTTGCCGTTAGAAGCTAGGCCCACTCAATCTTCTGACGTTAATTATGATTGGGTTAATTATGGTTCGGACGTTCCAGTTGCCGGTCCTACAAATCCTTCTAGGTTGGCTCCTACAGCTACCACCAATGGGCAGATTACTATTTATGTTCTTAATAGGTTAGCTGTGCCAAATACTGAAACAAATAATGACGTTACTGTCAACGTTTTCGTATCTGCAGGTGAGGACATGGATTTCCAAATGCCTACTGCTAGGAATTTGGATTCAATGTCTTTTACCGGGCCCACTGGTTTCCCTGTGAATTGGCAGAACAGAGATCGTATTCCCCAGTCCATGGGCAATGAGGCTGTGCGTAGGGCCAATGTTTTTGGTGTTGCTAAGACCATTGAACCATCTGATAGGGCTAGGATCAGAAAGGAGGCCGCGAAGTCCAGGAAGTCTCGTTCTTCCCCTGGTGTTTTTACTCCCAATATGGAAGTTTCAACGGGTGAATCCGCCGCCATGGGTGCTACTGAGATGGAAGACGTCCCTGATGATCCTCCTACAAAGGCCTGGATGGGTGATTGTTCCCAGCCAGCTGCCCCTATGGCTTCAGTAGCTTTTGGTGAAAAAATGTTGTCTTGGCGTCAGCTTATGGATAGGGGGC